ATGAAAGGAACTGACTTGGACGAAGATGCTCTCGCTCGGCGATTTGGCCACGAGATGGCGATCCGTTATTTAGTCGCAGACCTATACACCGAGATATGCCGAACCAAGGACGACCCGCGAGCTTATGCGGAAAAATGGCGAAATCGCAGCATCGACGCCGTTGACGCTTTACTCGACAAGGGCGGGCATCCGGTGCTGAGCCACGCGGCACTCCACGAGGTAGAAACCTTCTGGAAGACAGTCCTGCACGCCTTTCCCGCAGAATAACGTTTCGCTGCCTACCCGAACTGCTGGCTGCGATACCGCGAATATTGCGTCGCGGACCCGAGCAGGGTTGAAGCGACCGCGAAGCCCGCGGCAACCTTGGCCTGCTTGCTTTCCGCCCGCGCGGCACGGCTCTCGCTTTCGTAATTCCACGCATCCATCGCCCGAGCGCGAACCTCGCGGCGGTTGTTCTCCGACAGCGCCGCCGAATCCTCCGCGCCGATCATCTCCGTATCGAGGATCACGCGGCTCGCGCTGCCGAATGTGGGATCGATGTTGTTCGCCCCCATCCGTGCCTCTTGCGCACCAACCCGCGCGGCCACATCTCGCCCGAGCTGGCGCTGTTGTTCCTGCCCTCGCACGATAGCGTCGTTCGCCGCCTCGCGGGACGCCTGCTTGTTCTGCTCGGCGACCTGCGCCTTGTATCGGGACATTTGCGAGGCATAGATACCGCCCTGGATTTGGCCTGCGGAGGTGACAGCCGCCGAAGCGATCGTCAGCCCTAGAACCGGATCACACATAGATATTTCCTTTCGTCATTCGCCGCCCAAGGCGTTCTCAAGATCGGGACCGCGAGACGGCGCATCCGCCCCCGGTTCCCACCAAAGGCCTTGTCCATTCTCGGCGGCCCATTGTTCGACACGCGCGCGGCTCGCGCCATATTCGGGGTCATAGGCCTCCGAGAGTTGATCGAGGATCATCCGCTCGTAGGCGGCGCGCAGATACCAGATGTTCCCACCGGGGGAGTAGCGCTTGAGCATCCGCGTTGCCTGCCGTGCGGGGTTCGCCGGTTCGCCGGTTTCCTCATTGTCGAACATGCCCGAGACGGCGGAGCGCGTGTCCTTGACCAGCCCATAGAAGGGGCCGAGCGCGAAGCCCGCAAGGCTGTCGATACGGTCGCTTTTGAAGCTGCCGACGATGTCACCAAAGATGCCCAGCCCGCCGCCCTGCAAAGCCGCGTCCGCCCAAAACTCGGGATCATCCATCGGGCGCGGGTCGCGGCCCTTGGCGATCTCGCGCAGTTGTATCGCGGCGGCGCCGAATAGCGACATGCCGATGAACAGCTGCGCCCCGTAGACACCGGCCCGATACGGGCCAAGCTCGCGCAGCACCTGCGCTTGCGACATCAGCATGGAAACCGCGAAGCCCTTGAACTGGAAGCTGTTGCGCAAGGCCTCGCCGGTCAACGTTCCCGGCCGCGTGCCGCCCTGCATCAAGGCCCTGGCGCTCGCGGTATTCTCCTGCACCGCGCGGGACGTCTCGGCGAGCACCATTTCCTGCACCTGATCGGCGATCCGGCGATCGGCAATGTTCCGCGCGTTCACGAATGCGGCGCTGCCCCGGCGCTCGGGTTCGGCCTTGCGGATGGCATTCCATTCGGTGACGCCGATGCCGTAGCGGGTCATCGTCCCCCGGATCGCGTCGGGGAGGGCGTCGAACGTCTGCCCCCGCAAGTCGCCGAGCGTGCCAAGGAAATCCAGCCCGAACGCCCGCTGGCCTGCCTCCGTCCATTTGTTGAGGCCAGCCAGGCGCAGCACGTCGTCGGCAATAACCTGCGTCAACTGCGGGCCGTGCGTCTCGCCATAGAAGCGGGACATGCCAAGGAGCGAATGGCTGGCGTCGCGCATCCCGAGCCCGAGCCGGATCGCGAGCTTGCGGTCTGCCGAACTCGCCGGGTTGAGCTGCTTGAGATAGGACCACAGCACCTTCGTCTGCGGTAGCCCGCTGAGTTTGCGCGTCATCAACTGGGTATTGACGTCGCTGATCGCCGAGATCGGAGACGAGCCAAGCAGCGCCGACGTCAAAAGGTCGCGCGTGCCCGCAATCCCCCGGATCGCATAGTAGCTCGGGCGCTCAAGCCAGCCCTCGGCAAACACCGGCACCGACGTCTCGCCGTTGAGATAAGCCCACAGTCGTTCGGTCGCTGCCCGCCCGCCCGACGAGCCGGTGACGGCACCGGGCGCGACCTTGTCTGACTGCGCCTCCAGCCGGTCGACCGAATCGAGCAAGAACTTAACGGTCGCGTCGGGATTGGGACCGAACCGCTCCAATGAGGCAATGTCGTGCGACATGCCCCGGATATGGCCCATTACCGTCGTGAAGGCGTCGCCGCTGCCATATTTGGCCTGATATTCCAGCCACGCATCGCCATCCTTGAAGACGAACACGCGATGATAGGCGCGGGCGTTCGCGAGTTTCGGCTGCGACATGAAGGGATCGAGCGGCTCGGCGCTGAGCCCGTTGGTGCGGATCGACTCGTAACTGCCGCGCAGCACTTCCTCCAGACGGGCAGGGGTCATGCGAAGGCCGGTGTCGGGATCGCGCATCGCCGCCGTGTCTAGCCCCTCGCGCAAATCCTCGCGCCATTGGGGATAGCCTGCACGGCGGACCTTGATCGCGTCATGGCGGTGCGTGATGCCCCAGCCCCGCAGCTTGCCGATGTTGCCCCCGGCCGCGTTGAAGCGAAGGCGCAAGCTGTCCAGCGTATTCGCCAGCGCGTCGGCGTAGGTCTTGGCGCGCGGGTTGCCGCTGCCGTGACCGTGCAATTCTTGGATGACCTCGCGCAGCCCCGCGCGGTTGGTGGCCTTACCGAGAAAATTGCGGCGGTGCGTCTGGATGAACTCCGAAATCTCGGCTTGTGCCTGAAACTCGATATTCTCGGCGCGGGTGACGACATTCTCATAGGGCGCTTGCAGATCGCGATCCATCATGGCGCGGATCGCCGCATAGGGCGAGCTGCCCCGATATTTCCCGATGTCATCGCGGGCACGGCGCTGCGAAGCCGCCTGCAACAGTGTCTGTCGGCGCTTCAATGCCGCCGCATCGGCCATCTGGCGTAGCGTCTGCTCGCTCGCTTCGGCCGCCGCCGTCTCTGGCCCCATATTTTGCCGATAACCGCTCTCAAGCTGGTCGAACAAATCGGACATGCGCTTGGCCCGTTGCGGGTCAATCTCGCCGCGCTCGACCATGCCGGGAATGCAATTTCGGAGAGACATTTAGGGCCTTTCGTGCGATGAGCCGCCTATGGGCAAATCAGCTTCGTGGATGGAATTGGAGCGGCGGCGCGATCGATGGACCGCCGCTGGGCTTGCATGGGCTTTCCTCGGCGTGCCGCTGGTCGCTATTGCCGCGAGCGTCGACAAGGAGCTTGGCAAATGGCTCCTCATGATCGCGATATCCCCGATCCTGCTCGCCGGTATTGCCATCACCGTATTTATCGGTGCCGCCCCGCTGTTCGTGCGCAAGCCGATGGCGCGCCTCATTGCCGTGCCGATCATCGCCTTCATCGCATATGCGCTCGGCGGCGAAACCTTCGCGCTGGCATATATCGCCGCTCTGCTGGTCGCGTGGGCCGCCGTCTCGGCGTGGCGGGCGCTAATGCCGGGCAAGATCAAGCCCCCCGCTTCGGCGCCATACAGGCGCGCGCAGCAATAAGAGCGGCGTCGTCGGCGTCGAGATCGTCGAGCACATCGGCAAGCCGCACGTCACTTTCATCGACCCGCATCAGCTCGTTGGGATTCTCCGCGACAACCATCCGTAGATCGTGCTCAAGGCTGTCCGTCACCGAACGGGCACCGGGACCGTTGACCCCATCGTCAAACCGCTCGGCACCTTCCGCGCGCAGCGGGGCGGAGCGTTCCCGCCATGCGCTGACGAATGCAGCGCCGTCCGGTGTAAGATCACCGCGCCCCGCCATGTTGTCGATCGGCAAGCCAGCTTCCCGCGCGATGTTATACATTCTCGTCGCGATGCCCTTGCGGCGGATATCTGGCGAGACATAGCTGATCACGCCGCCGAAATTCTCGACCGCCTCGGGGTGCGTCGGGATCAAAAGGCCCGCCTTGGCCCTGCCATCGTGACCGCGCAGCACGACGGTAGCAAAGGAGCCGTCGTCCGCCTGCTCGATCCGGTAGCCCGATGGGCCGGTTTCGGGGAGCATGTGGCGCGAGATAATCCAATCGTCGATCGCATCGGGGGCCACCGTCGCCCTTGGCGCTGGTTCGACGCGCTGCTCGATCGCGTCGGCAACCTCGTTCGCGATCCGGCGCTGTCCCGAACGCAGCGGGGCCAGCTCGGCGAGACGTGAGGCGGGAACGTCGACCGAGTAGACCGCCCCCGCCTCACCGGCAGTAGCACGTGCTACCGCTTCATCTTCGACGTAAGCGCGCGATGCTGCCCGGCGCCCGGGGGTGTCCGCGCGGAACAGCCGGACAGTCTCGCCCTCGGGCCAGATATCGAATTCCATCGGCTCGGCGTCGTCGAACTCGGTTCGCAAGGATGCTTCAATCTCGCCTTCCTCGCGCGCCCTGATATTCGACAGCGCAGCCTCGGCCGCATCGACCTCGCGCTGCGCTGCCGCCCATTCCTCATCGCTGCCGAACTCGTCGCGGCGCAGCGAAGGGCCATCGGGATCGCCGCCGACCTTGCGGTGCGCCCAGCGAATCACGTCATCGGCGGTCATATCCTTAAGGAACGGGTTTGCCGCGACTGCCCGCTTGCCGAGAATGCGCGATACCGGCGTGTCGGGGGCTGCGCGCAAGATCGCTTTCGCCCCGCCCGATCCGGCGAAATGCGCGAGATAGAGATTCCCCGGCGTGGCGCGGGCGCCGATCGAGGCGAGGGCGCGTTCGTTGTCGCGGATGAGATCGTCCATCAACGCTTCTTGAAGCTGCCCGTCGCTGCGCTTGGCGAGGATCTGATCGTCGCTCAGTCCCTGCGAGCCATAGCGGCGCTTGTAATAGGTCAACCACGTCTTCGAAACGAACTGATAGCGGCCATATGCCGATGACGTCGCCGCCTGAGCCGTATCGTCGCCGCTGGACTCGGCACGGCGGATGCGGGCTTTCAGGGCTTCCCGCGACACGACAGGGTCGACAGGGCGGGCAGGGCGGGGCGGCTGCTCGCCGTTCAATACCCGCTCTGCTTCGGCCACGCGCTCGCGGTGAGCCTCCGTTGCTGGACCGGGACGGAAGGGGCTGGTCGCGTCGACTTCGGCCTCGCGCTCGACGACGTTGACGGCGGCGCGCTCGGTCGGGGTCAATCGTCCCTCGCGGCGGCGTTTCAGGAAGGCGCTCGCAGGCTCGACGATACCGCCCTGGATCACAGCACCCGCCACACCGGCAACAGCCACATTGGTGACAGCCTCGCCGGTCGTGAGCGTCTCGCCGCGCTTGGCGCGTTCGGCCGCAATCATCGGCTGCTCGACGGCCTCGGTAGCGACGTTGACGGCGGCTTCACCGATAATGCGGCGCGCCACCGTCGAACCCATCCCGCCAGCGGGGAGGGTCATCAGGTTTATGGGGTCAAGCGCGGCCCCCGCGAAGCCGCCCGCATAGCCTGCAATACCTTCGGTGCGTTCAAGGGTCTGCGCGTCGACCGCTCGGCGTTCCTTCGTCCGCGCGGTGACGCTGGCGCGGAACGCATCGGGGGTGTCGGGAATGTCGGGCAGGAAATCGGGATTGCGCGCGCGGACCTTGGCGAGATCGGCGAACACGGCGGTTTCGTTGATGCCGCCCGAATTATGCCCGACCCAGACGTAGGAGCCTTCGTCCTTACCGGTTTCAGGCTTGAGCGCGGCGAGGATCGGGCCGTAGGCGGCAATCAGCTCGTCATTGCTCTGCCCCGGCCAATCATCGCGGGCGGTGCGGAAGCCCGCCTTGAACCCCTCCCAGCCGGAAGCCGCGGGCATGTCGTCGACGTCCTGCGCCACCGGAAGGGCGGGCGGGCCTTCAAGCTCGTAAAAGCTGGTAGGGTCCTGCTCGTTCCTCATTTCGCCGGAACCTTGGCGAGGTCGAGGGTATACGGGCGCCCCGACTTCGTGCCGACGAGCCGACCGGCGCGCGTCTGAAACCCATAGCGCGTGCCGCCGAGCCGAACGGGCACAAGATCACGCAACTGGCCAACCGTGACCGTGCTGCCATCGGGCCACACCGCCGCATCGCTAACCGCCGATTTCTTCGTGTCGGGCCCGGTGAGGCTGGCAACACGCCGGAATACTCCCTCGCTGGTCCAGCCGGGGGGCAGGGACACCCACTTGTCCTTGTAGCGAACAAGGCCGCCATACTGCCGGCCGCCCTTCGTCTCGCCGCCAAGGGCCGCGTTGATCGACGAGCGCCACAGATTGGCATCCCACGCGGTTTGTCCCTGTTGGCGGGCACGCTCGGCATAGACGGCCTTCGCCGCATCGAAAACGTCTCGCGTGTAGTCGGGGGGCAGGCCAGCCAAGGCGCCGGCCGATCTGTTGAACTCATACTGCGCAAGGCTGGTGCTGAACGCCTTCTCGCTCGTCGCGAGCGCATCCTTGCCGCGCAGCACTTCAAGGGCCAGCTTCTCGCCGCCGGGCGAGGTGATGAGAGTAGCAGCCACGCGGAAGGCGCCGTCGCTATCCCCGGTCAATTGGCGAGCTGCACCCTCGATCGCGCGGGGGTCACGGAACAGGGAGATCGTGCGAAGGGCCTTCAACCGTTCCGCGCTCTCCCCGGCCACGCTGCCTTCCAGCTTGCGCAATTCCTCGCCGAACAGCGGCTCGACGCGCCCGCCCTGCCGCGATGCCGCCGCCACTGCGAATTGACCGCGAGCGCGGAAGCTGTCGGGATCGTTGAAATCGAGCGCGGCAACGGGCTTCCCGGTCGCATACTGTTCCTGCGCCATCGCCCCGCCTGGCTGTTCCAGCCGCGAAGCCGTCTGCTGCCGCACGCTGCGAAGGCCATTCAGACGCGATGCCTGATCGGGCGAGAGTTTCCCCTGCTTGGCCTCCAGCGCGGCGATATCCTGATCGATCTGGGTGAGGGGAGCACCACGGTAGCCCTCGGCTGCCCGCGTCTCGCCCGCCTTGGCGCGGGCAGCCGCTGCGTTCGACGTGTCACCGATCGCACGGTAGCCTTCGGACAGGGCAATCCAATCGGCGGACGAACCGGCGCCGGTGTCCAGTTGAACCCGCATGGTTTCGAGCCGCTCGCGTTCCTCTGACTTCGCTGCCGCAGCTTGGGCGCGTGCCTCTGCCGCCACCCTGCGTTCGTCGGCGGCGATGGCCTCCCGACGAACGCGGATGGCACCTTGCACCGCGCGCGCATCGTCGGGGTCGAAGGCGGCCTCATGCTTTTTGAAATACGCCTCACCGGCATCGGGACCAAGGTTCGCCACGCGGGCGAGGGAGACGTCGCGGCGGGTGTTGGATTCCCCCCGCTCGATTTCATTCTGCGCCCATACGACCGACTTGTCGCGGTTCGCCATACGCGCGATGACGCTGGCGGCGGTCGCAATGCCGATTTCGATCTGCTCGTCGTCATCCCAAGCGCGACCAGCATCCCTGAAACTCGTCTCGACCAGCGCCTTGTCGGTCGTGTCCTCATAGGCTTGCCGCTCGCGAACAACGAAACCGCCCACCTGCCGACGTAGGGTTTCCATGCGGGCAGCCGCGTTGTCGTCGAACATGCGTTTTGCCAGCGGCGATTGCAGTCCCGCCGACAGCTTGGACGCCTCCTTGCCGAGATCCTCAAGCGTGCCTTCATACGCGTCGAGCGCGGCCTTCCCCTGCAATCGAAACAGACCTGTCTCGGGGTCGTGGACGCGCTCGCCCTCCAGCGCGGCAAACTTTACCGCGGCATCTTTGGCGGAGTATTCGGCCTTCCGGGTCGACAGGTCTTGCAGTCCGTCCGCAAGGCCCCCGAGCGACTGCCCGAAACGCTCGACCGCATCGCCAACGAAATTGCGGGATTCGGTGTAGCGCAGCGGGCGCGCGTCAAGCGGCTGGACCTGAACGCTGCGACCAGCGGGGATCGGAACCCTCGCCACCGATCAGTCCGTTTCCGCAACCGCGTCGACAACCGCGGCGACCTTCTGCAAAGCTCGGTCACGGTCCTTCGCAACACGGCGCGCAAAGTCGATTACTGTCTGCAAGCTCTCGCCCACGTCTGGTGTCTGAAGAACGCCAGCACCCACCAGAAAGGACTCCTGGGGCGTAAACGACGCAAGGATGCCTGTCGGGATCGGTTGCGCCGGGAACACTCTTGCCGACGCACTGCCGATGTCGTCGGCAAGCTGCCCGATCTGATCCCAAACGGGCAACATCTTCGTCGCCATTGCTTCCAACTCGGCGAGGGCAGAGACGTGACTCTCCATGAGCGAGCGGACCTCCTCCGCCGCCGCCCTCCGAGCAGCCACACGCGAGGCGCTCTCGGCCGCTCGCTCGTTTTGTTCGACCTTAAGGGAACCGTAGCCGAGCCCCGCCAGCTTCGCTTCGATGCGGTCGATCTTGGCCATTTCGTCCAGCATCGGTTGCTCGTCGCCGCCGAGCGCCGCCTGGAGCTGAAACTCCTTAAGCCGGTGCCGAGCGAACTGGAGACCGTCGAGAAGCTTTTCCTTGGCCTGCTCGATTTCGGCGCGGGTGATGTCGTCGCTCATCGCTCTTCCAATTCTGCATAAGGGTCGTGCTTGGGAACGGGAATATGCAGCGCCGGCTCATACCTCTGGCGGTAGTATGGCTTGATGCCGACCTTCTGCATGTCGTCCAGAAACTGCTCTCGCCACGCGATCTCTCTTTCTTCGTTCGTCATGCTGCGATCTCCTCTTTCTGTAGTCCGCAGGAGGCGCAGCACCCATTTCTGAGGCGCTCCCGCGCTTGCTTCAACTGACCTGCGTAATCACCCAACCCGGGCGAGACATACAGCTCGGCGACGTCCATCAACCCCGGCGGGTCGGGAAGCGCGTTGATGTGATCCTGCAACAGTGCTTCCTCGGCAGCGTCTCGCTGATCGCGCCCCTTCATGCGGGACAACAATGCGACCATTTCCGCGATCTCGGCGGCCTTCATCCCGGCGTAAAACTGCATCCACTGCTTCGTAACCATCATGACTCTCCCGCCGAAAATTTCTGCGCCGCCGCACTAAGCGACGCGAGACGCACGAACATCTCTTCGTCAGTATAATCTCGGCGCAGCCTACCGCCGTCCGCGTTGGCGTGGCGGAGGCGAATGTCATCGCCGTATTTCTTCGGTGCGAGCTTGCTGGAGACCCACTTGCGGGCATCAACGCGGAGGCGCGACCGCTGAACGTGCTCGGCGTCGAATGCCGTATCTTTCTCACCGTCCTGCCGCAGCTTTTCGACATAGTCGTTCCTGCCGTCGTCGGCGATTTCGATGATCTCGTCGAAGATCGCATCGGCCTGCGCCTCGCGCGCGCGCGCGTATTGCTCCGAAAACGCCAGCGCCTCGTCACTGTCCTCTGCCAACCAGCGAAATACCGTGCTCATCGCAGGCATGTTATCGGCAGCGCAGATCGTGCGCAGACTGTCCCCCTCGATCAGTCGCTCGCAGATCGCGGTCTGGACTGCTTTTCGTTCGGTTGCTTTGAATTGCTTGGCCATCACAGGCTACCAAATGACACATCATCACGCGGCGCGGCGCGAACCTGCACAGATATTTGCAATGCGATCGCTGAACGCGCGAAAGGCCGGGTCCTCCGCGTGCATGGCCTTGGCATCGGCGAGCCATCGCTGAACGGTGGAATGGTCCCGGTTGAAGGCGCGGCCGAGCTGCTCCAGCGTGGCCGATGTGTGCCATTTGGCTGCCGTGATGATGGCCCTGCGAAGCCACATCGTTTCGCGGTCAATGTCCGCGCTTCGCAGGAGCCTCACCGTCTCGGCGTCGTTCTCGGCCGCGGCAAACATCAATCGCACCACCGGCAAGGGCACGTTGGCATGTTTAGCCAGGTCGTGCGGATCGAGCGGTGGTGCCGTCACGCATCCGCCTTCATCTTTGCCCGAGCGCGACGACGGGCGTTGCGGATCATGGCACCTTCCCGGCCCGTCTTCGACCGGGCGTGCGCGACACATAGCGGCTGGTAATTGGTGCGCTCGTCACCGCCGCCAAGGCATTTCGGCTTGATATGGTCGGCGTGCGACGCCTTCGTCGTCCTGCCTTCCTTGGCGCATTCCCGGCAGTTGGGTTCATCCCGAAGCATGGCGCGGCGGATGCGACGGTGGAGCGTCCCGTAGCCGCGAGATTCGGGCGAGCCGATCGGGCGCCAGCGGTGCGATTTCGCCGGGGCGGTCATGCTGCCGCCTCCGGTCCATACTTCTCCGCTAGCGGGTGCGGGGACGACGTGACGCCCGCGAGGTCCGCGATGGGTATTCCCATATTGGCAGACAACGCCTCTGCACGCTGCACGACAACCGCCGCGTCGGCGAGCGGGTATGTCGCCATCCACTGCCAAGGCTTCCGCTCGCCGCCCTCGTGCGGGGACGCCGTCCACGGTCCCGCGACCGACAGGAGCAGCAAGTTTTGCCCATACTTCTCAATCGGAAATATCTCGACGAGTTCGAAGGGGTGCGGCTGCCCGCGCAGGAACGGACGGAAGGGAACGACATTCGAAACCTCTGGCGCATCCGCCTCCCCGCTGGTATCGTCAGCGCCGGAACCGGAAATCGCAGTCCATTCCACATCGATGCCCAGCCCGGTAGCGACCCCGGTGCTGGGCATTTCGTCATCAGGCGGGCCGCTCATGCCGCTTTCGCCTTCAAGAAATCCCGCAGACTGTCCGCATAGACAAGCCGACGTCGACCGATTTTCAGCGATCGAACCTCGCCGCTCGCCGCCATTCGCTCGATCGTGCGGAGCGATAGCGAGGTGATTTCGCTCGCCCGTTTGATGGATAACGTCAAATCTTCCATGGTCTTCTCCTTTGCCGAATCAGCCTACGCCGGTGGGTATCGACGCTCAAAAATCTGGCGGTGCTGGTGCCGTCAGGGGCCGTCCACACCCGCCACCCTAAGACCAAGGCTATCGACACTCGGAATCGGAACTCAAAATCGCCGGGGTCAGTCGCCTTCGGCCTCCAGGCTGCCCGCTTCGTGCAACTCGGCCGTCGCGACGATGCGCAGCGCCGCGACCATCTGGTTCGCATCCTCGGGCGGCATTTCGCGGCGGGCGGCGATCAGTTCCGCGACGGTCCACTCTGTCTGATAGCCGACGCGATCGAGCACGGCCTGAGCCTCGGCGAGCGTCATGGGGTGAATGTTCGATACGTTTTGCATTGTGTTTCTCCTTCAAAATGGTGCGATCTCGCCGAACAGGCGGGCCGCCTGCTGGCCAGTCGGTTCGCCGGCGAATGCTTCGGATATGGCGTCGAGCAGCGATGCGATCTCGGTGCGCTCGGGCGTCGGGATGCGGTCAGGATCGCCGCCCATGGCTTTGAATGCCCGCTCGATGGCAGGCACCTGAGCGTAGGAGGCTAACTTGTCGAATAGCTTGGGAAGGTGCTGTTTGAGGCTGACCATTGGTAGCCCGCGTTCACGCGGGTCTAATTCCGAAAAACCAAAGTGCGCACCTTCAGGTGAATTTAATTCCTTTGCTTCAGCAACATCTAATCCCTCTCTTAGAGAACTATAATGGTGACGCTGATCCGGTAGGAATTCTGCGGGCGGCAGCGCATTCGAACGTGCCGTTTGGTCATATTGACCATCATCATTTATGTCGGTTCGGTCATATTGACCGGCGCCCAAAGTTGCAGCCTCGTCATATTGAACGTCGCCGCGGGGGACATTGTCGGGCGGATCGTATCGAACGCGGATGGCTGTCAGACCTTTGCCCCCGCGTCGATCTTGCTTCTCGATCAGGTCGAGCCGTTCCAGCTTGGTGATGGATCGGCAGAGGGCGGCGTAGCTGCACTGCGCCTCCCTCGCCAACGTGACGTTGCTGGCCGTGCAGCCGGCCCCCATAGATTTGCCCTGGGCCGCTTTCAGCAATGTCATGCCGTCGTGAAGCCCGATCAGCCCGAGCACCCGCCAATCAAGCGCGGTGAGCTCGGGCATGAACAGTGCCTTCGTTGCGACTGTGGCGAACAGTCTCTTTTCGAGGCCCTTCGCCATCAGCCACCGACCCCGGCGAGATCGGTGACGGGAAAGCCGGTCGCGTCCGAAAGCACCTTCGCCGACATTTTCGCCATCGCGTGCGAGACGAACGTCGAAGGCACGACGACGGCGGTCGGGCCAGCCTCGGGCGGGATGATCTGAACGCGAAAGATCGGGCCGTCCTTGCGGACGTGGATCGCAGGTTCGGGCGCGCTCATTGACCGCACCTTTCAAGCGCGTTCATCACGTCCATATTCAGTCCGACGCCGCCCTTGGCCATTTGCAACAAGCCCCGGATCGCCGGATTCCCATGCACCCCGAATGCCGTCAGCTTCTCGAACTGCTCGGCGGGCATGACGTGGAGCATGGCGAGCAACAGCCACCGTTCCGGCGTCATGGGGTGGATGGCGCTGGCGATCCCCTCGGCCTCCCGTTCCGTGGGGAACCGATAGTCGAATGCAATGCCCTGCTGCTCGCGAAGGGCCGCCCGCGAGGCGCGACCCTCCTTGTTCATCGGCTGGCGCACCATGCGACGGGCTGCCGTGGGCAGCTTCACGACGGCGGCGCTCACGCTGCAACTGCCTTCATGACTTGCTCGATGCGCTTTTCGGCGCGCTCGATCCGGCAGATCATCTCCGAAAGCAGGGTTTCAGCCTTGTGCAGATCCCAGAGAAGAACCTTGTTCGGCGCGTCGCCGTCCGGTCGCACCACGCTCTGGGCGCCCTCTAGAAAGAGGTCCGCTGCATCCTTGAACGTCCGTGCGACCTCAAGGTCGGCGAGCGCCATTTCCAGTTCGGAATCGTCGATGCGCTTAGCCGGGACATTCATGCCACACCCCCTTGCGCGCGAAGCGAGCGCAGGGCCGAAAGCAAGAGGCGGTCGCTCCAGTCGCGATCGGCGCCTTGCGAAATGAAGTGATCAAGGTCCGCGCTATAATAGTGCGGCTCATCGTCGAAGCCGTCGAACAGGGCGCTGTCGAGCACGTATGCCGCCGCCGTCCACAGTTGCAGCTCGGCACCGCGGGCGGTGATGGCAACCGCGCTGCAAATTTCCTCCTCGGCTGCGTCGATTATATCCCATTGCGCCGCCTGTTCGGGGGTCATGCCGTCCGTCGACGGCCGGTCGGGCAATCCACGCGCTATCTTGAAGGCTGCCGATCTGCGATCAAATGCGGCTATAATCGCCGCGTCGGGATTGAGGGCAGGGGATTTGCCTGCCGGTGTGTTCGTGGTAATGGTGTCCATGTCGAATTTCCTTCCAGGTTTTCGATGTGGCCGGGATGAGGTTGCACCCTCGTTCCGGCCTTTTCTTTTCAGGCGGCCTCCGAACGGAAGGCGGCTTCAAGCTCGCTCTTGCGAAAATAGAGCCGATTCCCTTTGCGCACGACGGGCAGTTCGCCGCGTTCCACCATGTGATAGATCGCGGTTCGACTGCGGCCGATGTAATCCCCAGCCGCTTTCGCGCCGGTCAAAAGATCGTCTTTAAGCATTGCCATTACTCCCTTCTTGAATAAGAATGACCTTATCCTTCTCGCAGATTCGCGTTGAAGTTGCAATAGGAGAAGATCGACCTTCTCCTTCAAAGGAGATTTGATGCCCCGCTGCTCATTCACATTCGGCCAAATTGAAGAGATCTTGGCGGCTGTGCATCATATCGCGCCCGAGCGGCGCGTCGCATTCCAGGGCCGACTAAAACATTTTCAGCGCGAGAATTTTCCCACCGGACAGAAGCCGGGAAAGGGCAAGGCATTAAAATATGGCGCTGACCATTTGTTCAAAATGGTGATCGCTATGGAGCTGGTGCAATCAGGGATGACGCCGAAGCTCGTTGTTCAAATTGTAGAACACAATTGGTCCCTCCTTCAGACGACAACCTATCTGAGCACCGGATCGCGCGAGGAGCGGCGGGCGGCTGGCGGAGATGAAGAAGATTGGTGTTGGCTAATTCGCCCTGAAGCGATGCGGGAACTCACTGTTGAGGGGATCGGGGAATATGACCAATATGAAGCTGTAATGCCCGCCAAGACAGACGACCTCGGGAAATATCTGGGCGAGGGGTTCGGCGCAGCAACGGGTTCACCGTGGCGCACGCTCGTCATTAATGCTGGTTCGCTGGTGCGCGGCGTCCTCGGTGTCATCGACCTGAAAATGAACTTGGCGTCGGCCGGCGACATCAAGGCTGATCTCATGGACCTGATATCCGACCAGCAACGCGCCGCCGAACAAGCTATGGCTTCGATAGACGACACGATGAAGAACTGGACGCCCCCGCCGCCAAAGCCGCTTCGCGAACGGTATCCTCCAGCGATAATAGAGAGGGCGGAGAATCTTCTCGCAAACCACCGCGAACTTCTCGCGACCATTTTTCCGGGCGGTGACGTCGGCGAAGGCGTGACGGTCGAGCTATCGGCTGATGATGTGCGCACTCTTAGGGATAGCGGCATCATGGAAATTGCCGCCGAAGGGATGTTTCTGACAACAATCGGCGCTCTCGCTGTCGAGCTTTCGAAAGAGCCCTATTATGGCTAGCATCCGTAAACGAACCTGGACGGCTCCCAACGGCGAGGAAAAGACCGCGTGGCTCGTCGATTATCGAGACGGGGCGGGAAAGCGCCGGTTCAAGCAATTCGCCCGCAAAAAGGATGCCGATGCGTGGATCACGCAAGCGGCTTGGGAAGTCAGCAAGGGCGTTCATACCGCCGACTCGCAGAGCGTCACCGTCGCAGCCGCCGCTGACATCTGGATCAAGGTCGCGGAGAGCAAGAACCGCGAGCGCGGGACGATCGACCAATATAAGCAGCTTCGCGATCACCACATCGTGCCGCTGATCGGCGCTGAGAAACTGTCGAAGCTGACAACTGCCAAGGTCGTGTCGTTCGTGGACGACCTGCTCGCAACCCGCTCGGATGATTTGACGCACAAGGCTCTTCGCGCGCTCTCGCGAATCCTGATCGAAGCACGACGCCGCGGCCTGGTCGCTCAGAATGTCGCCGCCGACGTCAAGGTCGAGCGATCCGGTCGAAACGAGGAAGTCGTCATCCCGACCAAGGAAGAGTTGCGCGCGCTGCTCGCCGCCGCCGATGATCGGTGGAAGCCTCTGGTGCTGACCGCTATTCTTACCGGCCTTCGCGCGTCCGAACTTCGCGGCCTCCGCTGGAAGGACGTCGATTTCAAAGGCGCCACGATTTCGGTAGCGCAGCGCGCCGACAAATATTGCGATCTTGGGCCGCCGAAATCGAAGGCCGGCCGCCGCACAATTCCCGTAGGCGATGCCGTCGTGACAGAGTTGAAGAAATGGAAACTCCGCTGCCCGAATGGAGATGCGGGGCTGGTCTTTCCCAATTCAGTCGGTGCGGTGCAGGACTATGGCCATATGCTGCGCCGGGGGTTCTATCCGCTCCAGATCAAGGCGGGCGTCTGTGACCCGCAATTGAAGGATGGAAAGCCGGTGCTCGATGCGAAGGGCAAGGCGGTTATGGTGCCCCGTTACGGCTTCCATGCTTTGCGTCATGCCGCTGCCAGCGCATGGATCAAGCAGAAGATCGATTTGAAGCGCCTGACCACTTGGCTTGGGCATTCGAGCGTAGCGATCACCCTCGATATTTACGGACACCTTATCGTCGACAAGGATGAAGACGCTCGGCTCGCCGCCGAGGCGCAAGCGGAGTTGCTGGCATGACCATCAACTGGATACCGATCGCGGAGCTTCCACCGGCCTTCCTCGACGGACGCCCGACGCTGCTTTGGACCAGCATCGGCCCCTATGTGGGCGGGATGGAGCGTGCGACCGCCGGCGGCGAAAAGTCGTGGCACACCCTTCCGGATGGATTGCAAATTGAAGGCGTGACTCACTTCGCGGCGATTAACACGCCGTCCTGACGAAAACCCTGATGCAACACAGATGCAACACGGTGGCCGCAACCAGCGCAAAACCGTGCCTCCGAGAAACTTCCTAATCTGGGGGCCACTGGTTCGAATCCAGTCGGGTGCACCAAATCGTCCGGATACCCTGTCGGGACCGTATCGCCTCTTCCAGAACTTTCAGGTTTTCGCGTCGATGAACCGGTTGCGGTGTGTCGCCATTCGCGGTGATATTCCAGACCCACGCAGCAAAATGCCCGCTCGATCTCCGCGTCAAGAGTGAACAGCGGGCCGGCCCGGGGCAGATGTGGGCATAGCGCGCTTTCGTCAAAAGACGTGGCGAGCGACCATGGATTCACCTCTATTGCGTCGCAGTCGCAATTAATCTAGACGCCCGGTCATTGCAGAACAGCCGGGGGCATCATGTTTCGTTCGTTTCGTCCAGTCTTCAAATTCGCGCTGCTCGCTGCCAGCGCCCTTTCGGTTCCGGCCTTCGCGCAGGACGCCGCTTGGGCGCCGGAGGAGGGCGAGGCGAGCGGCCGCAAGGACGACACGATCGTCGTTTATGGCAGCGGCATCGACCGCAATACCGCCGCCACGGGGCTCGACCTGACCCCGCGCGAGACGCCGCAGTCGATCACGATCATCACGCGCGAGCAGATCGACGACCAAGCGGCGTCGACGGTGGCCGACGTTCTGGAATATACCACCGGGCTTTCGGTGAAGCGCGTCGATCGCGGGCGCAACCTCCTGTCGGCGCGCGGCTTCGACATCACCGCCTTCCAGCTCGACGGCCTGCCCTTCGCGACGGGCAATGTCGGGCTCGAGGAAACCAGCACCGCCATCTACGACCGGATCGAGGTCATTCGCGGCGCGACCGGGCTGCTCCAGGGCGCGGGCGAGCCCTCGGCGTCGATCAACATGGTCCGCAAGCGCGCCGACGCCCGCGAGCTGACCGGCGAAGTGAATGTCGAAGCGGGTTCGTGGAGCCATGTTTCGGGGCTGATCGACATCGGCGCGCCGCTCACCGCCGACGGATCGGTGCGCGCGCGGCTGGTCGCCGAAGTCTATTCGCAGGACGCCTTCGTCGACATCGAAAGCAGCAACGGCTTCACCCTTTATGGCACGATCGCCGCCGACCTCGGTCCCGGCACGCGGATCAATGCGGGGGCGAGCTATCAGCGCGACGAGCGCGACGGGGTGATGTGGGCGCAATTGCCCTATTGGTATGCCGACGGCTCGCGCCCCGACTGGTCGCGTTCGAAGACCACCGGCGCCGACTGGAACGAGTGGGACACGACGGAAAAGGCGGCCTTCGTGTCGCTCGAGCAGGATCTGGGCGGCAGCTGGCAATTGCGCGGCGATGTTTCCTATTTCGAGCAGGTCGAGGATTCGAAGCTGATCTGGCTGTCGGGCAACCCCGACCGCGAGACCGGGCTGGGCATGGAAATATGGCCCTATTGGTATCTCACCAAGCCGAAGCAATGGAGCGCCAATCTGCGGGTCAAGGGCGACTATCAGCTGTTCGGCCGCCGGCACGAACTGGTCGTCGGCGCGATGTACAGCCACCAGAAGGGCGGCTGGACCAATCGCGATCCCGACCCCGCGAGCGTCGCGCCGGTCGGCGATTTTCACGCATGGGACGGCAGCTATCCGGAACCCACCTGGGGCGACCGCTATCGCATGAGCGGGTTCGGCACGACCGAACAGACCGCGATCTATGGCGCGACGCGCTTCCAGATCATCGACCGGCTCAAGCTGATCGCCGGCGGGCGGTTGAGCAGTTGGACGCGCGACGAGGAGGAGGCGCTCTACACGCCCGAGCCCTATCGGATCGAGCACAAGAATATCTTCACGCCTTATGCGGGGTTGATCCTCGACTTCAATAATTTCCTCTCGGCCTATGCGAGCTACACCAGCATCTTCAATCCGCAGACCGCGCGCGACCGCACCGGCCGCTATCTCGACCCGGTCGAGGGCGACAATTACGAAGCGGGGCTGAAGGCCGACCTGATGGACGGCCGGCTGCGCGCGTCGGCCGCGGTGTTCCGCGTCGAGCAGAGCAATTTTGCGGTTCCCGACATCGACCCCGAAACGGGCGATCCCTATTTCATTCCGGGGACGACCGACGTCGCTTCGCGCGCCGCCAAGGGCGTCGTGTCGAAGGGCTATGAACTCGAAATGCAGGGCGAGCCGCTTCGGGGCTGGGACATCAGCGTCGGGTGGAGCCATTTCAAGGCGAAGGACCCCGACGGCATCGACGTGCAGGCGCATCAGCCGCGGCGCGTGTTCCGCATGGCGACGAAATATGAATTCGGCGGCGCGCTGGGCGGCTTCAGCCTTGGCGGGTCGCTGCGGTGGGAAAGCCGGCCGCCGCAGACGGCGAAAAACCCCGCCACCGAAGCGATCGAACCGGTAGGGCAAAAATCCTATGCCTTGGTGAACCTGATGGGTGCCTATGATCTGACCGAGGCGCTGTCGCTTCAGGTCAATGTCAACAATGTCTTCGACAAGGCCTATTATAACACCAATAGCTGGTTCGGCGGCTTCATCTATGGCGAACCGCGCAATGCGCGCGTGACCTTGCGCTACGGGTTTTGATCGCGAAATAGTCGCCGCTTGGCGCAGCCGTCGACCCTGCGCCAGCTCGTCCTAGAGGTCCTTGAGGTCCTTGCGATACCGCCCACGCATGATGTCACGACGCCGCGCCCGCTCGCGCCTGAACCGGGCGATGAGATAGATTGCGGCGCCTACCATGATGGCGATGATGGCATAGGCGGCGAGGATTCTCGGTTCCACGGTGGTTACTCCAGTCTGGAATGATCGAGACCCCGCTTCGATACGCCCGCCATCCCATTAGGTTCCGCCGCGATGGTTCAGGAAGCCGGAGAGCATCCCGCCTTCCTTCGGTATAACCATATTGGTTATTTTAACTTGACATCGTCACGCTGATATGGCACAAGTATCACATCATGAAGAATTGCGAGTCGGGCCGGCGGCCTTCCGTTTGCGGGAGGGCGTTCCGGCCCGCATCTTTCCGGGAGAAGCGCGATGGGACGGATCGGCAAGGCGGCCGAAGGTGGCAAGGCGCGTCCGAGCGGACGGCAGATGGACATTTTTCTCGATGCGCTCGCCGAATCCTCGAACGTTGCCGCCTCGGCCCGCGCGGCGGGAGTATCGGCGAACGCCATGTACCGCGAGCGGCGGCGCAACCCCGGCTTTGCGGCGCGGTGGCACGAGGCGCTGTGCGAGGGCTTCGCGCGGCTCGAAGCCGAGCTGTTGTCCGAGGCGCTGATCGCGCCGAGCGGCAATGTGAAGGATGCGACGCTGAAGTCGCGGGCGCAGAAATACCGGCTCGGACTTTCGCTGCTGGCGGCGCACCGGGCGGCAGTGCGGGGAGGCGCCGCTGCGCCCGCCGCACAAGCACTCGCGGGCGATGCGAAGGCGCGCCTCGCGGTCAAGCTGCGCGCGATGCAGGCGCGGTTGCATAAGGAGCGCGAGCGTCGTGCCGATGGGGACGATGGATTTTGAAGCGCGCGATCGAGTGGGCGGCTGGATCGTCCAAAGATCTCGACGCCTGGCTGCGACGCCTGACCCCCGAGGAGGCCGCGGAGAAGTATAGCGACTGGCGCTTCTGGGCGCGCGACGACCAACTGCCGCCACTTGGCGACTGGCGCGTATGGCTGATATTGGCAGGGCGTGGCTTCGGCAAGACACGCGCGGGTGCCGAATGGGTGCGCGCCTTTGCCGAGGCGACGCCGGGGGCGCGGATCGCGCTGGTCGCGGCTTCGCTGCACGAGGCGCGGCAGGTGATGGTGGAAGGCGAGAGCGGTTTGCTGGCGGTCGCCCCGACATGGATGCGGCCCGACTATGAAAGCAGCCTCAGGCGACTGACTTGGCCCAATGGCGCAGTCGCAACGCTGTTTTCGGCGGCTGAGCCGGAGAGCTTGCGAGGACCCGAACATGGTGCGGCGTGGTGCGACGAGATCGCCAAATGGCCGCTGGGTGAGGCGGCGTGGGACAATCTGATGCTGACGATGCGGATCGGCGAGGCGCCGCGCATCGTCGCAACGACGACGCCGCGCGCCGTGCCGCTGGTACGGCGGCTGAAGGACGAAGCGGGGGTGTTGACGACGGGAGGGAGCACGCGCGCAAACGATCTGCATCTTTCGGAGCCGTGGCTCGCGGCGATGCGGGGGCTATACGGCGGGACGCGGCTCGGGCGGCAGGAGCTGGATGGCGAATTGCTCGAGGATGTCGAGGGCGCGCTGTGGACGCGCGCGCTGGTCGAGCGGTGCCGGGTCGCGGCCGACGCCACGGCCAAGCCGGCGCGCGTGGTGATCGGGGTCGACCCGCCCGCGACGGCGAAGGGCGATGCGTGCGGGATCGTGGTCGCCGCGCTGCTGCGCGACGGGCGGATCGCGGTGGTCGAGGACGCGAGCGTCGAAAACCCGCCGCCGCATGTGTGGGCGCAGGCGGTGGCTGCGGCGGCGGTGCGCTGGGGCGCCGACCGGGTGGTCGCCGAAAGCAATATGGGGGGCGATATGGTCGAGAACACGCTGCGCCAGGCGGACCTGACGCTGCCGGTGCTGCCGGTGCATGCGAGCGCCGGCAAGGCGCGGCGCGCCGAGCCGGTCGCGATCGCGTATGAACGCGGGCGGGTTGTGCATGCGGGCGTGTTCGCCGCGCTGGAGGACCAGCTTTGCGGGTTGCAGGTGGGAGGCGGCTATGCGGGGCCGGGGCGGTCGCCGGATCGGGCGGATGCGTGCGTTTGGGCGCTGGCGGCGTTGCTGGACGGGCTGAAGACGGGGCGGGAGCCGGGGGTAAGAACGCTGTGGAAATAAAGGAACATTTTCGTGCGTATGTCGTTTTTCAGATGTCGTTCATCGAATGTCACGTACGTATTTCGTCAACTTTTGGTTGATATAACGCTCGGGACGGTCCATTTGAACCTCGTGGACTCGTGAAGCCCAGCTTCAGTTTCACGTTTAAGGAGAAAACATGCGCAAGCTTCGTCAAGCGACTTCGCGCGGAATTTCAGCGGTTTCGCATGCGATTCAGCAGCAGCCGGACTATTGCTCGGAAGTGTCGGACGAATATGTCACGGCGCTCCAGAATCACGTCAATAAGAGCAAGCCGAAGGGCTTTAAGCTGACTCCGATTTCGGAGCCGGGGGTGGTAACGTACAGATTTTTCCCGTTTTCCACCGCTCCTGCTCCATATGACGTCGTGTGGAGCAATTTTCCAACAGTTGAAGACCCTAAAATGCCCGCACCGAAGCCAAGACCGGCTTTGGTGCGACAGGCGTTTCAAGACCAAGATGGAAATCCATGGGTCAAGGTCGTCTATGGCACCTCAAAGGACCCGTATCGCGGCGGACCCGCCGATTTTTCGATTGTCACGCTTTCAGAAATGCAAGTCTGCGGCCTCAAGCAGGCTACTAGGTTCCGATTAGATCGGGAACTTGAGCTGCCTTGGTCGCGAGAGTTTTTCGAATGTCTGGCGGATAAACCTACACCAATTATCGGCCATATGCCTGCATATGAAGTCCGAAAATTGCAAATCCAAATTGCGCACCTTCAGAATTTGATAGCCCGCTTGCAAGAGGCGACCGCCTCAGACGAGGGCGACGAGCAATAGATTATTGCTGATGTCGAGGCTCCGTCTTCTGTCGGAGGAACGGCAAGAGGAGATCATCATGAACTGGTTTGGCCGTAAGGCCGCGCAGCTTCCTGCGCGGCCCGCTTTGTCGCGTGTGTATGGGACGTATGGGATGATGGGGAGTGCGCCTGCGCCGCTCAGCTGGGAGGCGCAGGTGCGCGAGGGGTATCTGGGCAATGCGATCGTGCAGCGGGCGGTGCGGCTCGTCGCGGAGGCGGCGGGATCGGCGCCGTTGGTGGCGAGCGATCCGGCGCTCGTGGCGCTCGTTTCGGCGAACTCGGGCGGGCAGGGGCTGGTCGAGACGCTCGCCGCGCAGCTGTTGCTGCACGGCAATGGCTATGTGCAGATCCTGACTGATGGCGCCGGGGCGCCGGCGGAGCTGTTCGCGCTGCGGCCCGAGCGGGTGACGGTCGAGGCGGATAGCCGCGGGTGGCCGGTCGCCTATCGTTACAAGGCGGGCGGATCGGCGGCGGTGCTGCCGGCCGAGGATGGCGCGGGGCGCGTGGCGGTGGTGCATGTGAAGGCGCTGCATCCTTTGGACGATCATTATGGCGCGGGATGCCTTGGCGCCGCAGCGGGGGCGATCGCGTCTCACAACGCCGCCGCGAAGTGGAATGCAGCGCTGCTCGAGAATGCGGCGCGGCCTTCGGGGGCGCTGGTGCATGATCCGGGCGACAAGGGGATGCCGCTGTCGGCCGAACAGGTCGATCGGTTGCGCGAGGAGCTGGCGGAGAGTTTCGCGGGCGGGGCGAATGCCGGGCGGCCGTTGCTGCTCGAGGGCGGTTTGAAATGGCAGGCGTTGTCGCTGTCGCCGGCGGAGATGGATTTTCTGGCGCTGAAGGATTCGAGTGCGCGCGAGATCGCCATGGCGTTCGGGGTACCGCCGATGCTGCTCGGGCTGCCGGGGGATGCGACCTATGCCAATTATCGCGAAGCCAATCGTGCGCTGTGGCGGCTGACGGTGCTGCCCTTGTGCGCGAAGATTCTAGGCGCGATTTCGCAGGGACTGGCGGGGTGGTTCGCCGGGGCCGAGTTGCGGGTCGATCTGGATAAGGTGCCCGCGCTCGCCGAGGACCGGATGGCGCTGTGGCGCGAGGTGTCGGCGGCGGACTGGCTGACGGCGGACGAGAAGAAGGCGCAGCTGGGACTGGGTTAGCCTTTGCGGGGCGCGGCCCCACCCCCACCCAGCTTCGCCTAGGCAGCAAGCTGCCAAGGCTGCGCAACCCTCCCCCGTCCCAGGGGGAGGGATTTCATGAGGAAATCGACATGGATGAAGATGAAGCGCTGGCGCGGTTGATCGCGCTGGCGGGGACGAGTGCGGTCGGCGTTCCCGGTCAGCCCGACGCGGCGTTGCTGCGCGCGGTGGTCGAGGAGGCGAGCGAGCTGGGTGCGCGGCGGGCGCTCGCGCGGCTCGGGCTGGCGGACGAGGCGGCGCGGGATGATGTGAGCGATTTGCGCCAACTGCTCGGCGCGTGGCGCGACGCGAAGAAGAGCGTGTGGGCGGCGGTGGTCGACTGGGCGGTGCGCTGTGTGCTGGCGCTGGTCGTCGTCGGGCTGGCGGTGAAGCTGGGGCTGCCGGGGCTGCTGAAGTGAGGGCGGGGGCGGAACAGGCCCTTCCCCAACCCCTCCCGCAAGCGGGAGGGGGGATCAGGTTCGCGGGCTATGCGTCGGTGTTCGATCGCGTCGATCGCGGGGGCGATGTGGTGCGCGCGGGGGCGTTTGCGGCGAGCCTGAAGGAAGGACGCGCCGTGCCGCTGCTGTGGCAGCACCGGCCGGGGGTGGCAATCGGGATGATCGAAGCGCTGGCGGAGGATGCGCGCGGGCTGCGCGTCGTGGCGCGGGTGACGCATCCGACCGCGGCGGCGCTGGTGGCGCGCGGGGCGCTGACGGGGCTGAGCTTTGGATATCGGGTGTGCGGCGCGCGGGGAGAGAATCCGCGCGAGCTGACGGCGCTCGACCTGGCGGAGGTGAGCCTGGTGGCGGCGCCGATGCAGCCGGCGGCGCGGGTGATTGCAATTGAATCAGCGGCGGCGGGCGACAGGCCCTCCCCCAACCCCTCCCGCAAGCGGGAGGGGAGTCTTTCGGTGAAGGAGTGACAAGCATGGACGATATGGAAGTGAAGGCCGACGCGCTCGATGGGGCGTTCGATGCGGTGCTGGCGGCGGAGGCGGTCGATGAGTTGAAGGCGTCGGTGGCGGCGCTGAAGACGCAGGTGGACGCACAGGCGGTCGCGGCATCGCGGTTGCCGCTCGACGGGGCGAAGGCGGCCGATCCGGCGCGCGACGCCTTTGTCGAACGCTATCTGCGGCGCGGGATCGATGCCGGCGTCGAGATGAAAAGCCTGTCGGGGGCGTCGGGTGGTGAGGGCGGCTATGCGGTGCCGCGCGAGATCGACGGCTCGATCGCCGCGACGCTGAAGGCGCTGTCGCCGATCCGGTCGATCGCGACGGTCGTGCAGACGGGGACGAGCGGCTATCGTAAGCTGGTCGCGACGGGGTCGATGGGCGCGGGCTGGGTCGGCGAGACGGCGGCGCGGCCCGAGACCGCGACGCGCAGCTTGGCCGAGATCGCGCCGCCGTCGGGTGAGCTTTACGCCAATCCGGCGGCGAGCCAGGCGATGCTCGACGATGCGATGTTCAACGTCGAGGACTGGCTGGCCGAGCAACTGGGACGCGAGTTCGCGGTTGCTGAGGGCGGCGCGTTCGTGAACGGCAGCGGGACGAACCGGCCCAAGGGCTTTCTGACCTATGCGACGACGAACGAGGCCGATAGCGTGCGCGCCTTCGGCACGCTCCAGCATCTCGCGACGGGGGCCGCCGGCGCCTTTCCGGCGTCGAACCCGCAAGACAAGCTGGTCGAGCTCGTTCACTCGCTGAAGGCGCCGTACCGACAGGGCGCGTGCTGGGCGATGAATTCGGACACGCTGGCGCGCATCCGCAAATTCAAGACGACCGACGGCGCCTTCATCTGGCAGCCGGGGCTGGTCGAGGGGCAGGCGGCGACCTTGCTCGGTTATCCGGTGGTCGAGGCCGAGGATATGCCCGACGTCGCGGCGAACAGCCTGTCGATCGCGTTCGGCAATTTCCGCGCCGGTTACCTGATCGCCGATCGCGGCGAGACGCGCATCTTGCGCGATCCGTTCAGCAACAAGCCCTTCGTGCATTTCTATGCAACCAAAAGGGTCGGCGGCGCGATCATCGATTCGCAGGCCATCAAGCTGATGAAATTCGCCGCCAGCTAAGCACTGGCGCGCGAGGGGCGCCCGGCCCGTCCAACCCTTTCGGGGCGGCGCCGGGCGCCAATCTTTTCAGATCTCCGATTCTTTTGGAAAGGATGGCCCTGCCATGCCGACCCCCTTTTTTGCCGACCTGGTGCGCGAGCTCGCCCAGGAGGGCGGGACCGGACCGCTGACGCCGACCGGCGCGGTTCCCGGCCATCGCCGTTTTGCCGACGCGGTGCCGCCCGGCGTTTCGTTTCACTATGCCGTGGCGGGGATCGCCCGTCCCGAACAATGGGAGGTCGGGACCGGCCGGATCGGCGGCGACGGCCGCCTGCTTCGCGATGTGGTGGCGGCATCGTCGGCGGATGGCGCGGCGGTCGATTTCGCGCCCGGCTTGAAAACGATCGCGCTGACCGTCGGCGCCGGATGGTTCGCGGCGAGTGAAACACAGGCGGCGGCGCTGGCGTCCGGCATGACGACGCTGGGCGATGAGCTGGCCGGGCTGACGGACGCGATCGATGCGAAGCAGCCGCTATCGACGGCGCACGGCAGCGCGGGCGCGGGCGAAGCCACCGATGCGGTGACGGTTCGCCGCGGTGCCGGCTGGGTCAATATCCCGCTGTCGGCACTGGCGTTTCGCGGTGCCGACGGCCGCTATGCGCTGGATGGCGCGCTGGCAGCGACATCGGGAAATGCCGTGGACGTGCGGCGCGCCCACGATGGCGACGCGCTCGATGTCGGCAGGGATGGCGGGCAGCGTCTGCGCGTTTTCGCGAATGCGGATATGATCGGGCTGTTCAATGTGGCGGGAGCCGGCGCGGGCCGGGACGGTCTTCGCATTCTCGACGGCGGGGTCGCCTTTGACATTGCGGCGAGCGAACGCGGCAGATTCAATTCCGCCGGCCTCGAACTCACCATGCCGAACGCGGGAAAGATGTTCGCCGAGCAGGCGGGTTCGAGCTCGGTCAAGCTACGGTCCTCCGCGACGATGCAATATGACGTCGCGGCGGCGTCGAGCCATCAGTTTCTGGTCAACGGAACGCAGGTCGCGCAGATCACCAGCGGGGGAATGTTGCAGCCGGGCGCCGACAATGGGCAAACACTGGGATCGGGTCCCTTTCGATGGTCGGTCGTCTACGCCGGGACGGGGACAATCAACACGTCCGACGCGCGCGAAAAGACATGGCGCGGCGCGGCGACCGAGGCGGAGCTGCGCGCCGCGTGCCGCATTGTCGGTGAGCTGGGCTTTTTTCAGTGGAACGATGCGATCGCCGTGAAAGGCGCGGACGGCGCGCGGATGCACTTCGGCGCGCGTGCGCAGGCGGTGTGGGCGATCATGGCCGACGAAGGGCTGATCGAGCCGATCGCCGAAGGCGCGGCGCCGAGCAGCCGCTATGCCTTTCTTTGCCATGACGAATGGGACGAGGGAGCGGCCGGTGAAGGCCCGCCCGCGGGCGACCGCTTCGGCATCCGCACCGACCAGCTGGCGCTGTTCCTGATCGCGGCGCAGGAGGCCCGCCTCGCGGTGCTGGAGGCCGCGGCATGATGGACGGGTCGGCCTTGGCTGCGCGCGCGATCGGCGATGCCGCGCGGCGCGATCTGCCAAGCGAATGGGCCGGGCCCGAGCCGGCGGCGCCGCAGACGGCGCTGCCGCTGGCGCGCGAGGCGGCGCGGCGCGTGACGTTGCGCAAACCCTGACGGGAAGGGGGAGACGATGACGATGATGGTGAAGGATCCCGGCACGCGGATCGATTTCGAGTTCGACTGGGGGGCCGCCTATCCGGGCGGTCAGGTGGTCGTCGCGAGCGACTGGTCGGTCGCACCGATGGAGGAGGGCGGCGTGACCGTGATCGGCGGCGCGCACGACCTGATGGAAGTCACGGTCACGCTGGCGGGCGGGATCGCGGGGCGCGTCTATCGCGTCACCAACCGCGTAACGATGAGCGACGGGCAGATCGACGAACGGTCGATGACCTTGCGGGTGCAGGAGCGATGATGGCGGAAAGCCTGTTGCCGGGCGAGGCCCCGGTGAGCCTGAACGAAGCGCGCGGCTGGCTGCGGCTGGGCGCGACGATCGACGACGCGGTGATCGCGGGGCTGGTGCGCGCGGCGACCAATATATGCGAGGCGTTCATCGGGCAGTGGCTGGTCGTGCGCGCGGGCGAAGAGGTCGCGCCGCTGCCGGCGGAGTGCATTGCGCTGCGCGCGCGTCCGGTTGTCGCGGTCGACGGCGTAGCACTGGTGTCGCAGGACGGCACGGAAAGCCCGCTCGACGAAGCGGCGTATCGCGTGACGATCGCGCGCGACGGCAGCGCCCGCATCACGGTGCCCGATCCGGGCGACGCGGCGCGCGTGCGCATCGCCTATCGCGCCGGCATGGCAGAGGGTGCGAACGGCGTTCCCGAAGCGATCCGCCAGGGCATCGTGCGGATGACGCAGCATTTGCACGACGCGCGCGACGGCACGGGGGCGGGGCCGCCGGCGGCGATAGCGGCGCTGTGGCAGCCGTGGCGGCGGCTGACGCTGGGAAGCGGACGATGAGCGGTGCCGAGCAGGCAGTGCGCGCGAAGGCGCTCGCTCTGCTGGCGGGCGATTCGGAACTCGCGGGGCTGGTGCATGGTGTGTTCGACGGCGTGCCGCCGCGGGCGAGCGCGCCCTATGTCTCGGTGGGCGGGGCCGAAGGCCGCGACTGGGGAACCAAGGACCGGACGGGGCGCGAGGTGCAGTTGACGTTGGTGCTGAACGGCGTCGGCGAGAGCGCCGATCGCGGTGCCGTCGCGCGGATCGAGGCGGCGGCCGAGGCCTTGCGCGGCGCGGCGGGCGGCTGGACGGTCGTTGGCGCGCGGACCGTGCGGACGCGGTTCGCCTTTGGACGCGATGGGGGCTGGCGCCGCGAAACGATAGTGCGGTGTCGCTGTCTGGCGGGATAGGGCGAGGTTTTCGCTATTCGCCCGGCATCGTGTTCGTCGACTTATAGTCCTTGAACTTTTCGGTGAAATTGGCGTGGTAATCCTCGATCTGCAGGTCGGCGTCTTCGGTCGCGACCGCTTCGGAATCTCCGCTCGCGCGGCCGAGCGCGATCACCGCCTTGCGAAAGGCGTCGCGTTCGGTTCCGCAGTTCGATTTCACCTGCATTTCATATTGGACGTCTTCGACCTTGGCCTCGAGCGCCTTCTTCATGTCCTCGCGCAGGCATTTGGTGAAAGAAACGCGCGTCGTGGCGACCGTCGCCGCGGGCGACGACTGCACCATGGCGGCCAAAAGCAATGTCGTGATCAGCATCCTGCGACTCCCCATTCCGCATGACTATATTTTGAGGAGGTTAGACGATGGCTATCGAAAATGGGAGCGATTTTCTGCTCAAGATCGGCGACGGTGAAGCGCCGCCGACATATCGCACGGTCGCGGGCCTGCGCACCACGCAGATGTCGGTGAACGGCGAGGCGGTGAACGTCACGACGAAGGATTCGGGCGGGTGGCGCGAGCTGTTGTCGGGGGCCGGCGTCCGGTCGGTTTCGGTGAGCGCGGCGGGCATTTTTACCGGGTCGGACGCCGAGGTGCGGCTGCGCGGCCATGCCCTGTCGGGGACCATCGACGATTATGAGCTGAGCTTTGAAAGCGGCGAGCGGATGCGCGGGCGTTTCCTCGTCACGCGGCTCGACTATGCCGGCGATTATAATGGCGAGCGTAATTACACGCTGAACCTGGAATCGAGCGGCGCGGTGGTGAACCTGTGAGCGGGGCCAATGCGCTTCGCGGCGAGGCCGAACTGATGGTCGGCGGGCGGCGGCTGGTGTTGCGGCCGAGCTTTGCGGCGCTGGTCGCCGCCGAGGCCGAGTTGGGGCCGCTATTTGGCCTGGTCGAGCGCGCGGCCGACGGGCGCTTGGGGCTGGGCGAGCTGGCCGGGCTGTTCTGGCATTGCGTCGGCGAGAGGCCCGAGGTGCTGACGCGCGAGGCGGTGGGCGAAGCCGTGGTCGCGCAGGGGCTGGCCGCGGTGACTCCGGCGCTGCGCGTGCTGCTGGGGCAGATATTGCAGGGACGATGAGGTGGCGGACGATCGGCTGGGACCTGCGGCGATCAGGCTCGCGGGGGTGATGGCGCGCGTCGCGGGATGGCGGCCGGGCGAGTTCTGGGCCGCGACGCCCGCCGATGTTCGCGCGGTGCTGGCGGGGTGGGTCGATGGCGCGGAGGAGCCCTGCTTTGACGGCGCGGCGCTGGCGGCGATGATGGAGAGATTTCCCGATGGATGAGGTGGACGAAATGGTCGTCGCGGTGCGCGCCGATACCGGGGCGTTCCGGCGCGACGTCGCGGCGCTGCGCGCCGAGCTGGGCGGGCCGCTGGTTGTGGAAGCCGACCGGGCGGGGCGAGCGATCGAGCGGGCGCTGTCGCGGGCGATCGTCAGCGGCAAGATGGGGTTCGAGGATCTGAAGCGGCTCGCACTATCGGTGATGGCCGATATTGCGCGGGCGGCGATTGCGAACGGCATCGGTGCGGCTGGCGGCGGATCGGGCGGGGGATTGCTGTCGCTGGGCACGTCGATCGCGACGGCGCTATTCGGTGCACCGGGCCGCGCGACCGGCGGGCCGGTGAGCGCGGGGCGCGCCTATCGCGTCGGCGAGCGCGGACCCGAGCTGTTCGTGCCGACCGCGAGCGGGCGGATTGAAGCGGCGGGCGGAGCCGTACGCAATATCGCGATCACGGTGAATGTGCGGGGCGAGGCGGGCGGCGAGCCGCAACGGCTGGCGCAGACGGGGCGGCAACTGGCGCGCGCGGTGCGGCGCGCGGTCGTGGCGGGAGAGGATTGATGGGCTGGGCGCTGGTGGCGGCCGCCGAGCCGCATCACCGGAAAGGCTGGCTCAAGCGGTTCGACCCGCGGTTCTGGACGGTCGATTTCGCGCGGCCGATGATGGCGAGCGTGATGAGCGAGGTGCCGGGCACGCTGCGCGTCGAGGCGGTCTTTTATCAAAAGCAGGATCTGGCGGGGCTGATCTGGGAGAGCGCGGACCGGTGGGATCATCCTTTGCTCGCCTATGAGACGAAGCGCGATTTCCGCCATACGAAGCTCAGCTTTCGCTGGCGGTCGGGCGGGGTGAAGCCGCTCGACGCGTTGCACGGGCCGACGCTGACGATCGAGGGGCGCGACGCGGCGGGCAGCCCGCGCGCCTGGTATGTTCGGCTGTGGAATTATGCGGTGGGAACGGCGGACGATGCCGTCGTCACGCTCGATTTCGATGCGCTGGTCGGCGGCTTCCTGCTGCCGGGCGAAGCCGATCCGGTGTGGGCGGGCGATATCGACCGGATGTTCATTTCGCTCGTGCCGCCGGACTATGACGGCGGCGATGCCGTGTTGCCGGCGCCGGCGCGGGGCTGGGCCGAGATGAGCCAAATCGCCTGCACGGGGTCGGGATCGGTGCTGGCGATCGGCGATGTGGTGATGCCCGAGCACGGCCTTGGGATCGCGGGCGGCTATGACGACAGCTATCATCTCACCCCGGCGCGGCTGGTGCGGCAGATGGTGCAGCTCGGCTATCGCGGCGACGTCGTCCACTATGTCGGGATGAGCCACTATATGCGGCTCGAGGCGGCGGACGGCGCGTTTCACGCGAGCGTGACGGGCGGGGCGCTCAACGCGCCGTGCGCGGCGTGGCATGCGGGGTTCGCGGCGGCGTGCGAAGCGGCGGGGCTGGGGGTGATCTGGTCGCTCTCATACGAATTGTTCGATGCCTATTGCCCGGAAGACTGGAAGCAGCGCGCGAGCGACGGGTCGCCGGCGCTGACCGGATGGGAGCCGCCGTCGACTTTGTTGTCGCCTGCGAACGCGGAGGCGATGGGATATTTGCAGGCGGTCGCGCGCGCCTTCGTCGCAATCGGTGCGGCGGCGGGGCTGGCGCTGAAATTCCAGGTTGGCGAGCCGTGGTGGTGGATCGCGGGCGAGCGCCGGATCTGTGCCTATGATGCGGCGGCTACGGCGATGTTGGGAAGCGCGAGCGTGCCGATCGCCGATGTGCGAGAGGCGCTGGATGCGCCGCAACTGGCGATGCTCGATGCGCTGGGGGCTTTGCTGGCCGGGTCGACCGCGGCACTGGTCGCGGCGGCGCGCGATGAGGCGGGGACGGCGGGGCTGGTGAGCCATTTGCTCGTCTATCTGCCGACGGTGCTCGACCTTGCGACGCCCGCAGTGCGGCGCGCCAATGTGCCGCTGGGGTGGGCGGCGCCGGCCTTCGAGGTGCTGCAGCTCGAGGATTATGACTGGGTGACCGGCGGGCGCGGGGCGGAAACGATGGCCGCGCGGGCGGCGATGGCGGTGCGGCTGGGATATCCGGTCGATGAACAGCATTATTTTGCGGGCTTCGTGCTGTTGCCCGAGCAGCGGGCCGCGTGGGCGGAGATCGCCGAGGCGGCCGGCGCGGCGCGGCGTGCGGGGGTGGCGCGCGCCTTTATCTGGGCGCTGCCGCAGGTGGCGCGCGACGGTTTCGTGGCGTTTGACGAACGGGGTGGTGACGGGGAGGATGATGTGCAGGCTTTCGATGCGGTGGATTTCCCGCTCGCGATCGGGCGCGAGGCGGTGGTCGCGACCGAATTTTCGACGCAGATCGTGAGCTCGCCGTCGGGGCACGAGCAGCGGGCGAGCGAATGGGCCGAGGCGCGGATGCGCTATGATGCGGGGCCGGGTATCCGGTCCGAGGCCGATGTGCGGGTGTTGACCGATTTCTTTCGCGCGCGGCGGGGGGCGGCGCGGGCGTTCCGGTTTCGCGATCCCTTCGATGGCAGTTCGGCGGCAGACGGCGGCCTGCCGACGGCTACCGATCAGCTGCTCGGACAGGGCGACGGGGTGCGGCGGCAATTCGCGCTGGTGAAGCGTTATGGCGCGGGCGATGCCGAGCAGGTCCGTCCGATCCGGCTGCCCGTCGCAGCGAGCGTGCGCGTCTCGGTCGACGGGATCGAGACGGCGGCGTTTCTGATCACCGACGAGGGCGACGTGTCGCTGGACGCCGCACCTGGGCCGGGGATCGCGGTGCGTGCGGGCTTTCTGTTCGATGTGCCGGTGCGCTTTGCCGAAGACCGGTTGGAGGCGAGCCGCGCGACTTTCCTCGCAGGCGAGTTGGCGAGCGTGCCGCTGATCGAGGTGCGGGCGCCATGGTGATGATGGAAGCGCCCGACTGGCTGCGCGAGGAGCTGGTGACGCTCGCCTGGTGCTGGCGGCTGGCGCGGCGCGACGGCGTCGCGATCGGGTTCACGTCGCATGACCGCGACTTGGTAATCGGGGGGCTCGCGTATCGCGCGGCGCCGGGGATGAAACCCTCGGCGATCGAGACGAATGACAGCCTCGACGCCGCGACGATGGATCTGGAGGGCGCGATCGCGAGCGATGCGATCGCCGCGCGCGATCTGGAAGCGGGGCGCTGGGACGGCGCGGAACTTGAGCTGTTCGTGACCGACTGGACCGCGGCTGACGTCGCGCCGGTGACGGTCGCGCGCGGATCATTAGGCGCAATCGAGCAGCGCGGCGCGGCCTTTGCCGCGGAGTTGCAAGGCGTGACACGGCTGCTCGACCGGCCGGTGTGCCCGGCGACCTCGCCATCGTGCCGCGCGACGCTGGGCGACCGCGCGTGCCGCATCGACCTGGCGCGGCGCACGCATGTCCAGCGGGTGACGGCGGTCGATGGGCGCGTGGTGACGCTCGACGCGGCGGTGGGCGGCATGGCGTTCGGTAGCTTGTCGTGGATCGAGGGCGCCAATTGCGGATTGGAAAGCCCGGTGATTTCCGCTGACGGCGTCAGCCTCCACCTCGCCGAAGCGCCGGCGTTCGAGCCGCCGGGTCCGGTGCGTGTGCGACTGGTCGAGGGGTGCGACAAACAGCTCGCGACGTGCCGCGACCGTTTTGCCAATGCGATCAACTTCCGCGGTGAGGCGCATCTGCCGGGCAACGACTTGCTGACGCGCTATCCCGGTGGCTGATTGCGGTAAGGCCGCCTTTCGCGCGGCCCGCGCGATGGTGGGCGTTCGGTTCCGCCCGCAGGGGCATGATCCGGCGACCGGGCTGGACTGCGTCGGGCTGGTCTGGGCGGCCTATGCGGCGGCGGGACGGCGGCTGGTGCGGCCGGTGGATTATCCGCTGCGCGGCTGGGGATTGGAGCGGATCGAGGGTGCGCTCGGGGCCACGGGTTTCGTCCGCGCCGATGATGCGATGCGCGCCGGCGATGTCGTGCTGATCGCGCATCCGGCGCGGCAATATCATCTCGGCCTGATCGGATCCGAGACTTTCATTCATGCTCATGCGGGGCTGCGCAGAGTGGTCGAGACGCCGCTCGACTTGAGCGTGCGCAGCGCCGGGCAATGGCGGCTTTCATAAGGGGACGGCAATGGCGACGTTGGTGCTGACGGTGGTAGGCGGGATCGTCGGAGGTCCGGTCGGTGCCGCGATCGGCGCGGCGGTCGGGCAGCAGGTCGATGCCCAGATATTCAAGCCCAAGGGGCGCGAGGGGCCGCGGCTCGCCGATCTGAAGGTCCAGGCGTCGACCTATGGCCAGCAGGTCCCGCGATTGTTCGGGACGATGCGCGTCGCGGGCAGCGTGATCTGGGCGACCGATCTGATCGAGCGGCGGAACAAGCGCGGCGGCGGCAAGGGCCGGCCTTCGACGACCGAATATAGCTATGCCGTGTCGCTGGCGATCGCGCTGTCGTCGCGGCCTATCCGCGCGATCAAGCGCATCTGGGCCGACGGTAATTTGCTGCGCGGAACGAGCGGTAGTTTTCAGGAACGCTGCACCTTTCGCTGGTATGACGGAAGCGAGGATCAGGCGGCCGATCCGCTGATCGCCTCGGCGTTGGGGGTCGCGTCGGCGAGCGCGTTTCGCGGGCTTGCCTACGCGGTGTTCGAGGAACTCGAACTGGGCGCGTTCGGCAACCGGATTCCGTCGCTGACCTTCGAGGTCGAGGCCGATGCTGGGAGCGTCGATGTCGGGCTGATCGGCGATGAGTTGCTCGCCGATGCGGGACGCTGCCGCGGTGTGTGGCCCTTTTCGGGCTATGCGGCGTCGGGCGACCGGGCGCGCGATGCGCTGGCGCCGCTGTTCGAGACCGACGGCGTGCGATTGGCCAGCGGGCCCGATGGCTGGCGGTTGGCGCCGGCAACGGGAGCGGGCGACGTGCCGGTGCTGAGCGATTTCTGCGAGGGGGGGCGGAGCGATGCCCCGAGCGATCGGGCCGAACGGCGGCGTGCACCCTTGTCGTCGCTGCCGGGGACGATCCGGCTGCGCCACTATGAACCGGAACGCGATTTTCAGCTCGGCCAGCAGACAAGCCAGGTCGCGGGCGGCGGCGGGCGCGAGGAGCGGATCGACCTGCCGGCGGTCCTGCCGGCGACCTCGGCCCGGGCGTTGGCGCAGCGCCTCGCCTCCGCGGCCGCGGACGAGCGCGAGACGTTGATCCGGCACGCCGATCTGGCCGCATTGGCATTGACCGTCGGGCAGGTCGTGGTGGGCGCCGACGCGAGCCGCTGGCGACTGGCGGGACGGACAGTGCGCGGGAACGAAATTTCGCTCGAACTGCGGCGTTATCAGCCGCTGCCCGCGACCGAGCTTCCCGCGGCCCCCGGCGCACCCGTCGGCGCGCCCGACTGGCCCGACGCGGTCGGCACGGTCCAGCTGTTCGATCTTCCGAATCTGGGCAGTCCTGCCGCCTCGACCCCAAGAATATTGATGGCCGGGGCCGGCAGCAACGATGGCTGGCGCGGCGCCGATTGCTGGTTTGTCGCGTCGCCCGGGGGCGAGCCGATTCCGGTAGGATCAGCGCGTCCGGCGGCGGCGCTCGGCCTGCTCGTCGAACCGCTGGCAGCTGGGAGCGATTGCCTGTTCGATCTTTCCGGCATCGTCGTGGTCGAACTGGCAAATCCGTCGATGACGCTCGAATCCGTCGATGAAGCCGCGCTGCTCGCTGGCGCGAACCGGGCGATGGTGGGCGGGGAGCTGGTTCAATTCGGCGACGCCGAAATCGTCGAGCCGGGCATATGGCGGTTGTCGCGCCTGCTTCGCGGGCGTGCCGGGACTGTGAGCGCGATGAGTCATCCGGCGGGCGAGCCATTCGTTCTGCTCGACGATCCGGCGTTGCTGATGCTGCCCGACGATCTTGCCGCGATGACGGGGGGGGGGCGGGGCGACGCTGCAATGGGCGCCGCGGAACGGCGCCGCGCTGACCGAGATCGGCATTGCCGCCGCCGGACAAGCGCTGCGACCGCTTTCGCCCGTGCACGGGCATATCCGTCCGGACGGCGCGGGCGGCGTGACGATCGGATGGACGAGGCGAAGCCGCGTCGACACCGGCTGGCGCGACCATGTCGATCATCCACTGGGCGAAACGCGTGA